TTACCTAAAAGCTCCAATGCACGAATCTTATCATGCAATTTAATTTCCCGTTCAACTCCCGTTCCGTGCTTGGACGGGATTCTTCTTACCCGGATAGATGATATTGCAGCCGTATCTTCTCGGGCGGCGCTGTTGTGTAATGATGCATCGTAAGAATTAACTACATCCGTTGGATTGAGGAAGGCTATTTTTGCGAGCTCCTCAATCACCCTATCCTGAGTTACCTTAGTCCTTTGTTCCCTCTCATACATAACTAATTTAATGGCTTGCTTCACTTTGGGGTTATTTATGAGCTGATGCCCCTGAAATTCCGCATTCTTTACACTATACCCCGCCCTTATAGCCGCCTGAGTGGCGTTGAGATCTATTAGGTATTCTTGCACGAATAAGCGTTGTTTTGGAGTAAGTTTTAAACTATCCAGTACGGATTTAGGAGGAGTAGGAAGTAATGTTTTTGGTTTCCTAGTGGATTTTTTCTTTTTTGCATCGTTACTACCAAACTTGGTCCGGGCGAAGCCTTTCTTTTTCGAGGACATAACTATTCCACCCCAATAAGATTACCTGCTCAATGCAATAAGCAAAAAATAATGCCTGATTTAGGCATCTAGAAACAAAATACTCTTTCTATTCCGGATTTACACTAGATTATTTATATACAATGGTTGCATTCTCTCCATCAATGATAAGATTGGTTGCATTGTATGGAGTAAGGTCAAGTATACCTAAATCGTTCCTCCGGCTCAAACGTTCTTCTTTCCTTCGTTGACCCAGTTCCCGAAGCCTTCTTCGGAAACCTTTTTTGTCAAAATCCCCGTTTTCGTCAATAAATTCCTTTAAATTGGCCAAAAGGGTTCCCCTCCCGATGGCTGGCACAGCTTTTTAGGCTGTCGAATCAGCCATGGCGGTTAAAAGCCAAGCCAAAAGATTTTCTGTAATAATTATATCGGAAGCTGTCCAGCCAGTCAAGTCTTTTGAAAAAAAAATTTGAATGAAGTCAAAATTTTTTTTCAATGGGGCATTGACTCGTATATGGCTTGGCCTATATTCTGCATATCAAGTGCCATACTTCCTCCCTTATCAAAAGAAAAAGCACCCGAATTTTTATATTCGAGTGCCTCAGGTTTTCCGGTCAGCAATATATTTTTTGCCGGATAAATTCCAACAGTCATTTTTCTTTTTCATGCAACTCCTTCGACAAGTATTCACATCCTAGACGCGAGCACCATTCGTCCCCTCGCTCATTTTTTAATAACATCGCCCCGCATTTAGGACATCTTTTGTTGCAAAACTCGCCTTCCTGCTTTGTCATCGTCTCCCTGACCTCCTTTCGGATTCCAATATTTCTTCTCCTCCAAGCAAATTCAGGCATAACATCCCCAGGGGTGAACGCATCATCCGTTATTAGGGAGAAGAAGCCACCATATTTTGTCTGGATAAATTCATCAAAATCATAACCATATCGTCCCATGATTCTACCTGTTTTTACTTCAACTAATTCAAACATTGCAGTCCCCTTTCTTTTAAATTCTTATCCTTTCTGACATCCTCCACCTCTATCACATACCCTTCAATGCCCCTATCCGCCAATATTCTCTCTGCTATTTCCCGCGCATCTCGCATATCTTTAGCGTTTACCTCCAGAATGAATAAGCCGCTGACTCGGTATCGCTTGTACAATTGCAAGCGCCTCCTTTAGTTTTCGATGGTAGAATTCGCATCTCTTTTCCCAGGCCATTTGTTCATATATAGCTGCATCAATCAGTTCTGGTTCCGTAGCTGCATCCAGGCGTCTTTTCGCTTGGAAAAACTGTTCTCTTGAATGCTCCAAAGCCGATTGAAGTTCTCGTATATTCATTTCGCCACCTCCGCTTATCTGAATTCCCTTTTTGTTTTCTTATCCCTGATTTCAATTCTGCCGATGAGTTCAAATCCAGCCCAATCAATGATAAGCTTCAGAACATTTATCAGGTTGTGAACCTTTTTAACCAGTTCCTTTTCTTCTTTGATGATATTACTAATTGCTTCATAAGCGGTTGGGTCAGCACACCCGCTTTGATTATACTTTAGATCTTTCTTGTCGCCCATCCCACTACCCCTTCAATATCATCAAATACAACTGGAATTTTTGCCTTCAATTTTTTCAAAAGCAAACCGGCAACTTCTCGCATTTGCGGATGTGCTGCTGGCGATGTTCTCAACTTCAAGAAATGTCGCCATTCTCTAATATTGGCAGTCATCACAAGTTCGGTTTTTAAGCTGTTTGGAAGAACTGTCCTTGCTGCTTCTGGCGTACACTCCCAATCTAACATTTTGAAATACATTTGTTCAGCAACTAAACAGGCCCTATACCACATGTCGTAACCTTCTGTTCCGGGGACCAGGAAGCAAGGTTCGATTACTGTTATTTCGCTACCAAAATCATCTTTGCTGTAATTACAATACCTGGTTGATTCCTGAGAATAGCTTGCTATCCTATGCCTAACTATTTCATGGGAAACGCCCCTGTCGCAAATAAACTTTACTGTAAAGCTGAAATGTTCCAAAACCGATTCATGCCCGCGTTTAATGATGTTTTCAATGAATTTATAAGCCGAATCATCAGTAATTTTATGTTCTGACTTATAACAAACTCTCCCGCACAATTCCAATTTCCTTATTACATCCAGTCCATCAAACTCATCCATAATTTCCACGCTTGCTTTAATAACTTTCATGCTTTTAGCCTCCTTTCACATCGCAATCTCCTTGACTGAACTTACTCCGGATTTCTGATGTACGTGGAAAACCTTATCCGCATTGGCAATTATATCCTCCCGGGAAACCCTTTCGTCACTAATCATTATGATTTGCAATCCTAACTTATGGCTAATTTCCTGGATGATTGCTAACGCTCGGCGATTTGCTACTTCGCCTTTCAGCTGTGAAAATGGCTCGTCTAATAACAGTAAAGGTCGGATTTTCTTGTCCCGTCTCATGCTCCAATACGCTATCCGTAAAGCTAATGACGCAACGTCTATCGTCCCGCCCCCGGCATTGCCCAGCGGTGGGAACTCTAGGTCTCCTTTCACGAACAGTATTTCTGCTTCGGTTCTTCCACGTTTTTCTTGGAAGTTTACCTTCAATTTATATGGATTGTCAAATACTGCTTCCATTGCCAAACTTACTTGCTCAGCCAAATGATATTCCAACTGTTTTTGCGTAAGTAATCCTACCTGCTTTACAATTTCCAACGCTCGCTCATATCTTATGAGCGTTCGTTTATCATCCCGGATTTTATCCTCCAGGCCATCTATGGTTTTCTGAAGCTGGTCACGTTGTCCTTTTAGGTATTCCAGCTTGTTTCGCAATTGCTTAATTTTTAAATTCATAAACGTCATTCCTTTTAAACTTTATTTCCCCGTCCTCCTTCGGCTCCAATGTCTCCATCTTCTTCAATTCCTTGTTACCGCAGTATATGCACACTTCTACTGTATCCCGTGCTGTATATTGATTTCCACCGCAAGCAAGGCATTTAAAACGGTTCATGGTATGGCCTCCTTTACATCTGTAGCTATTCGCCTTAAGCTTCGCGTTCAACCTTACTTTCTTTCTTTTTGCCTTCCAACTATTTATCAAAGAAATCCTTCAAACTGGTCTTCTGTATGAAGTAATACAAAGGAATTCCTAGCCCTGCAACAGATACAAGTTGACCTACTCCAATGTATAAAGCGGTGACCCCATATGGCATGTGGAATAAAAACGATAGATAAAACGCAACTCCTAGCGCGTTAAAAACGATCGGCGGAAGCGCTCCTAAAACCGGATTAGGCATTTTGGAGGTAATATATGCGGATACTAGTGTAATCAGACTTCCAAGGTAAATATCCCACAGTCCCATTCCTCCTAAAATATTCGCAACCAAGCAACCAATGAAAAGGCCCGGAATTGCGGCGGGGTCTATAAGCGGGAGTAATGTCAAGGCTTCGGATACTCTTACTTGAATCACTCCATAGCTTATTGGTCTGAGCAAATAAGTGACCACTACATAAACTGTAGCTATTACAGCCGCTCGCGTCATATATCTGAGCTTGTCTTTTTCTGACTTCCCTTTCAATTGACCTCTCAATATACAACCAGCCACCAAAAGAGTTATGACAAGCATTGCGACAAAAGTCATCAAAAATCTCCCTCCCTAAATTTTCTTATCAATATAAACATCAATCATCCTCCTCCCCTCCTTCCATCAGTCCCTCGATTTGTTCAATTTGTTCTTCGATAGATTCCCTTATTTCCTCCAACTCCTTCTCCATCTGATGTATCATTTCTTCTGCCTCTTCGAGACTATTCACCTCCAATTCTTTAAGCTGATTCATAAGGCTTTTTAGCTCACCTTGAAGTTCTAGCCTTTTCGCCTTCTTCTCCTCCAATTCCTCCTTTATCTTTAGTAATTTCCTACCTAGCTTGTCCGCTCCATTGCGTTCCATATGATTTCCCTCACTTTCCGTGGGACATTATTCTCCTCGAAAAATATTTCAAGATTCCGTCTAAAGGATAACCCCATCTCGAAGTCCTTATTCATCCGCTCGATATATGCTTGTATCCTTTCGTCCTTTTGAGCCTTTTCTTCGAGGTGTTCACGAGTAACAACATTTTTCTCAATCGGAAAATCTACATCCCTTACAGTATTGTCTGTTGCGTAGTAAAGATAACATCGTGGCTGAAAATCAACCTGGTCAGCTGTTATCCTCATTACGCTACCTGGATTGATTAGTATACTCCCGTTCTTGATAACAACAAATCTTTGGTGATTATCTCCTGTGAGTATCAAGTCAAAATATTTCCCATAACGTTCTAATAATTCATTAACTGTACAATCACTTTTACTCCAGACTGGTCTTTTATCCCATACCAATGCATGTAACAATAGAATTTTCCGCTTTTCCTTGGGGAAATCAATCTTGTCAGGTTCAAATTCGTCTAGTTTTCCAAATGGAACACCAACGATGAAAAGGTTGTTCCAGACAACAGGGTTCCCCCAATCCTTGATAACTTGTACTTTCCCAACTGAATCCATTAAGCCTAATGCAGACTTCAGATATTCGTGCAATGAGTGTCCCGGTAGGTCATGCTGGCCGGGTATGCAGATGAACGGCTCAGGCAAGTATTTATAGGCGAATGAACATAACCACGGGCTAGCCTTCCAATAGTCAAATACGTCTCCGGCACATAAGATTGGACAATTATTGTTTTCCTTCGATAATTTTTTCAAGAATTCCAGTTTTCGTTTCTGAGCCTCTGAGTAGTCATCCATCCGGGAAACTGGTGTTTTATCAGTCAAATGTAAATCGGATATTAGGATTGCGTCAGCAACCCTAGCCCTCCTTGTCCTTTTCATAGATTCCATTTCTCCTCTGTTTTTTATTTCTTTTTGCTCTCATTGTAGCGCTCAATTGCATACCGCCGAATTATGTCAGGTTCTACATCGATATACCAACACAAGCTCTCAAACCATTCAGACCTAACAAACGTATATGCACTGTGTTTGTAATATTCCTTTTCCTCTTTCCGCCTCTTTACTTCTCTACCATCGTGAGGGTGTACTTCGATTTCGCTGTCGGGTATAGCCAAGTCTTTCACCATTGATATCAACATTGCGGCAACAAGTCCTTTGTAACCAGACAGTAGAAAGTCTTCCTGGGATGGAGTAGCGTATGGTTTGTTTTGATTCTCCATATAGCCTCCCCTTTCGGACTTACTTCCTGATTTTTGCTCCACACAATGGACATTCGTTGGGGCGAAGTTTTCTGAATTC